TGAGAATTGTAAGTATGACAATGAGATGTTGGTTATTGATACTGAACAGAGTATGACTTTCTTAGGTTTGGAAGAACAAAGGGAAGAGAAACAGAGGGATAGAATCAAGGAACTCATGGAGAAGCGTAAGCAACGTGAGGGACAACAAAACTAAACAATAATAAATTATGGTAAATTTTAATACTATGAACAGTAAAGAAACTCGTTATGTAATTAAGAGGAGTGGTGAAGAGGTAATCTTTGAAGCGGAGAAAATCAAATACGCAGTACTGAAGGCGATGCAGTCAGTGGGTGAGGTTGATGATGAAATGGCAGAAAAGATTGCGAGAATCACTCGTAAGGGAATCTTCAGAGATGATAAAGATAAAGTTCCACACGTAGACGAAATCCACGAAATGGTTGAAAACAAATTGATGGATAATGGTCTTAACGACGTAGCAAGAGAATATATCGTGTACCGTGCAAAACACAGACCTGATATCTTCTCAAAGAGAACCAATCTTAAACCTTATGAGTACCCAAATCTTAATGAGTATGTTGACGCAATCAGACACTCATACTGGGTACACACTGAGTTTAACTTTACATCAGACATCCAAGATTTCAAAGTTCACTTGGATAAAAAAGAAAAAACCGCAGTAAAAAGAGCGATGTTGGCAATCTCACAGATTGAAGTTGCAGTTAAAACATTTTGGGGTGACATCTACAAAAGGATGCCGAAACCTGAAATTGGTAATGTAGGTGCAACATTCGCAGAATCAGAAGTAAGACACGCAGATGCGTATTCTCATTTGATTCAATTGTTGGGTCTTAACGCAGAGTTTGAAACTCTTATGGAAGTACCGGCAATTCGTAGAAGAATCAAATACTTAGAGAAGTCAATTTCAAACTCAAAGTCAGTAGAAAACAAAGACTACTTTGAGTCTGTAGTGTTATTCTCTATGTTCGTAGAAAATGTGTCGTTGTTCTCACAATTCTTGGTTATGTTATCATTCAACAAACATAAGAACATGTTGAAAGGTATTAGTAACGCTGTTGAGGCAACATCAAAAGAAGAAAATATCCACGCAGAGTTTGGGTTTGATTTGGTAAACCTTATCAAACAAGAGAACCCATCATGGTGGACAGAAGGATTACAGGAAGACCTTATCAATGCGACTATGGAAGCATTTGAGGCAGAAACAGAAATTATAGATTGGATTTTTGAGGAAGGTGATTTGGATTTCTTGACGAAAAGTCAGACTATGGAATTTATTAAACATAGATTTAATGTATCATTAAACTCTATTGGTCTTGAAAGTATTTTTGAAATCAATGAGGCGTTGTTGGAAACGACTGAGTGGTTTGATGATGAAATTCTGACTACAAAACACACAGATTTCTTCAACAAAAGAAGTATTAACTACAGTAAGAAATCTAAATCAATTACATCAAACGATTTATTTTAACAAAAAACATTAACAAAAAATGAACGATAGAAAACCATTTGAATGGATTAACGAAGAATCAATTACCTTCCTACAAAGAGGATATCTTAGTGAGGGAGAGGAACCGTTGGAAAGAATTAGAACAATCGCAGACCACGCTGAGAACCTTTTAGGTATTGAAGGTTTCGCAGATAAATTTTATGACTATATGGGTAAGGGATGGTACTCACTATCATCACCTGTATGGGCAAACTTCGGTAAGAAGAGAGGTCTACCAGTAAGTTGTTTCGGTTCTAACATCGGTGACAATATTGAGTCAATTCTTTATACACAAGCAGAGGTTGGAGAGATGAGTAAGATGGGTGGAGGTACCTCAGGTTACTTTGGTAACATCAGAGAAAGAGGTGCTGAAATTACTGACAACGGTCTTGCACCAGGTTCGGTACACTTCATGAACTTGTTTGAGAGTGTTGTAGATAACATTTCTCAGGGTTCAACACGTCGTGGTCGTTTCTCACCATATCTACCAGTTGAACACCCTGATATCATGGAGTTCTTGGAGATTGGTACGGAAGGTTTCCCAATTCAAGACTTAACTCACGCGGTTACAGTGACTGATGAGTTTATGAATGAGATGATTGCTGGTGATGAGGAAAAGAGAGCGATTTGGGCAAAGGTAATCCAAAGAAGAGGTGAGATTGGTTATCCATACATCATGTTCCACGATACGATGAATAACAAAACAGTTGATGTATACAAAGACAAAGGTGCAAAGATTTACAACTCTAACTTATGTTCAGAGATTGCTCTTCACAACTCTGAAGAAGAGTCATTTGTTTGTGTATTGTCATCAATGAATGTTCTACACTACGACGAGTGGAAAGATACCGACGCAGTTGAAACGATGACTATGTTCTTAGACGCAGTTGTTACAGAGTTCTTAACTAAGATTGAGGACATTAGAGACAACGGAACTATTGAAGGTAAGAGAGGGTTCTTCTATTTGGAGAAAGCTTACAACTTCGCTAAGAGACAAAGAGCGTTAGGTTTGGGTGTGTTAGGATGGCACTCACTACTTCAATCACGTGGATTAGCTTTTGATACAAGAGACACTGCAAGATTGAATGTTGAGGTATTCAAACTTATCAAAGAGAAATCATACGCGGCTTCAGAGAAGTTAGCTGAGATGTTCGGTGAACCAGAATACCTAAAAGGTTATGGTAGAAGAAATGTTACGTTGAATGCTATTGCACCAACAACATCTTCAGCGTTTATCTTAGGTCAGGTATCACAATCAATTGAACCAATTTGGTCTAACTGTTATGTGAAGGACGTTGCTAAGATGAAGGTAACCATCAAAAACCCAGTATTAAAGAAAGTATTGGCTGAGTTGGGTAAGGACACCAAAGACGTATGGAACAGTATCAAACAAAATGATGGTTCAGTACAACACTTGGACTTCTTAAGTGATGAACAAAAGGATATCTTCAGAACATTTGCTGAGATTAACCAATCATCAATTATCAACCAAGCTGCGGTTCGTCAAGATTACATTGACCAATCACAATCACTAAACTTAATGATTTCACCTGACATGCCGACAAGGGATGTTAACAAACTTCTTATTGAGGCTTGGCAGTTGGGTGTTAAGACATTATACTACCAACACTCAATGAATTCAGCTCAAGCTTTTGCAAGAAAGAAATTGAATTTGAATGACTTACAGTGTGTTGCTTGTGAAGGTTAATTGTTATTTTTAACAAACAACAAATATAAAAGAGGACTTCGGTCCTCTTTTTTTTATAATTTATATTGTTAAAGTATTTATAGGTAATGGCTGACGGTAAAACATACGGTATTAATTTTCCTTTTCAGGATAGTAAAGATGGTAAGTATCTTTCTCTTTCACAGACTGCTGATGAGGAGATTAGAACTGACTTACTTCATTTGATACTTACCAGAAAGGGTAGTAGATATTATTTACCTGATTTTGGAACACGAATTTATGAATTTATTTTCGAACCGATGGATGGTACAAGCTTCGAAGCAATCAAAGAGGATATTACAAATTCGGTTGAAAAGTACATACCTAACTTAACAATTAATGAAATAACGATTACACCTTATTTGGATGATTTAGATGCGCAAGGTGATTTGAATACTGAAAAGTTAGGTATCGGTGGTATATATAGAATACCAGGTCGTGGTGTTGAAGAATATACGGCAAAATTGAGAATAGATTATACCATCACCGACAATACATTCCAATCAAAAGATTTCATAATCATCAATATTTAATAGTAGATGGCAGGTAAAAAGATTTCATATACAGAAAGAGACTTCGAAGGTCTAAGACAGGACTTAGTAAATTATACTAAACAGTACTATCCTGAACTTATAGACAACTTCAATGATGCTGCGGTTTATTCAGTGTTAATGGACCTCAACGCCGCGATAGGTGATAACTTAAATTACCATATTGATAGAAGTATTCAAGAGACTGTTCTACAATACGCCCAACAACGTTCATCTATATTCAATATAGCCAGAACTTATGGATTGAAGATACCAGGTAATAGACCATCGGTGGCTATTGTCGATTTTTCGATTACGGTACCGGCACTTGGTGACCAAGAAGATTCAAGATACTTAGGTATTCTTAGAGCCGGTTCACAAGTTATTGGTGCAGGTCAAGTATTTGAGAACGTATATGATATAGACTTTGCATCTCAATACAATAATGAAGGTTTCCCTAACAGAACTAAAATCCCTAATTTTGATTCTAATAATGTATTGGTAAACTATACCATCACAAAAAGAGAGGTGGTTGTTAACGGTCTAACCAAAGTATTCAAAAAAGTAATCAATCCTAACGATGTTAAACCATTCTTCGAATTCTTCTTACCTGAAAGAAATGTATTAGAAGTTGTTGATATCATACAAAAAGATGGTACGTCATTCCAATCAACACCAACATATACTGAATTTGTTAACGCACAGGATAGATGGTATGAGGTGGAATCGTTGGCAGAAACGACTGTGTTTGTTGAAGATAGTACTAAACCATCTGATGTACCTGGTATCAAAGTAGGGAAGTATATAGAAACAGAAAACAGATTTATCACTGAGTATACACCTAATAATTTTATGAAAGTACAATTTGGTGGTGGTTCAACAACGGCCGATGACCAATTGGCTGAATTTGCAAGAAACGGTGTATCGTTGAGAATTCAAGATTACCAAAATAATATTGGATTGGGTAGGACGGTTAAGGCGAATACAACATTATTTGTCAAATATAGAGTAGGTGGTGGTGCGGCATCTAACATTGGTGTGAATGCAATCAATCAAGTTGGGACTGTGAATTTCTTTGTAAATGGTCCATCAAATAATAACAATCAAACAGTCGTCAATTCATTGACTGTAAATAACGTAACAGCTGCTATCGGTGGTGCTAATCAACCATCTATTGAAGAGGTAAGAAATATGGTAACATTCAACTTTGCATCTCAGAACAGAGCGGTTACCATCAATGACTACAATGCTTTAATAAGAAAAATGCCAGGAAAATATGGTGCACCCGCTAAGACGGCAATCACTGAAAAAGACAATAAAATCAATATCAATGTTTTATCATACGATTCTAATGGTAGTCTAACACAGACAGTATCGAATACATTGAAACAAAATATTGCCAATTATTTGTCTAAATACAGAATGATTAATGATTACATTTCTATTAATGTAGGTCAGGTCATTGATTTGGAATATGATTTATCTGTTGTTTTAGATTCAGGTCAGAATCAAGGAACTGTTATCACAAAAATTATTGATGAGGTATCAAGATTTATGGCTCCGACTGATAGAACAATGGGTCAGAATATATTCGTTTCTCAGTTGAAACAAATCATTCAAAATGTTGGAGGTGTAATATCAATCACTGATTTGAAAATCTATAATAAAGTCGGTGGACAATATTCCTCTTCAGAAACATCTCAAAGATATTCTGATAATGAGACGAAAGAGATTCAATTAATAGATGAGACAATCTTTGCCGAACCATCACAAATCTATCAAGTGAGGTTCCCTGAGAAGGATATTAAG